CACACACGGCTAGCGGGTTCGCTAACGTCTCCAAATATAGTACTAAACCCCATCAGTCAAGATCGGGCCTCCCAGAGAGCCTTGAGAAGCTGACTGGATGGGTATTCGCAACACGATTGTCGCGTAGTACTATTGCGGGGTATGTCCAATTACGGACCCGCATGAATTCTCGGCAAAAAGGTGTGACAAAGGAGGTCAGGCGGCAGTTCTCCGCCCTCCGATGTGCTTACATCCTCTGCTACGGCAATCCAGTCCACGCAAGGTGGGGTTCCAAAAACTTCGGTGTCTATGCAAGGTTCGCCAAATGGGTACTTGCAATCATCGAACAACCTACTATGCTTAAGGAATGGTCCCACCATTGTAGACTCCTGGCAATGGAAAGGAACTTCCCAGGTGGACAGCCGGCCCACAACCTCTTCGTAGCAAGTACAATCGCACGAGCTATGAAATGGCCAGTCTCTCTAGAACAAAAGAAACAGGCCGAGGCTGAGGCAAAAGCGAGGTGGACACTAGAGCGACCTCCTACGGACCCCGCTATCCTAGACAGTGTAAAGAGATTCACTAGACAACTAGTTGAAACACACGTCCTGAATAGCAAGGTCACACCAGACGATTACATTTGCCCCCTCCCTTCTGCCCACAAGTGCACCACGGGTTATGGGTCCGCCGAAACAGCAGTTGATCTCCATCGATGGAACACGATGACGCACAAAGGATATGTGCAATCCGCTATCGATCATGATCCAGTTGAGACATACACAGTGCCAGGAACCTGGCAAGATCCTAATGTCTCTACTGCTCAAACTGTGTTGGCGCATGGCCCTCTACTTTCGCAATTGCCCGCTAGGACGTACACACCGACTACGGTCCGACTCTTGGATGGCCAAGTCGTCTCAGTCAATATGTATCTTACTCCTAACGAGCTCAAGCAATTGTATGCAAGGCCTAACCCATGGCTCGCGAGATATGCCGCCCAAAAGCAGGATGAAAAGGAGAAGCTGAAAGAGCTAATCCTCAACAAAACCTGCGATATGGCGCTCGCTACAGGCACAAAGTGGGAAGATGTCCCGACCCTGACTCCCTACAGAGCATTCAAGCTCTCGCGATTCCTAAGTGTACAAAGACCACGATGCGTGGATTCAAAGGGCAATCCAAGCCCGCGGTACACTCAACGAACTCACCCAGTCACGACAACGTGTATTGAGGAGCTCGGAGGAAAAGTTCGAGTAGCTAGTATGCACCCGTCCTACCTCTCACACTTTGCGAGGAACTATGCGCAGAAAACTCTGCCATTGCTCAAATCGTTTGGTGTGTTCAGAAGGACACTCCTAGGGCAGAACCTCAAGCTCACCGGCCGACCGGGAGCGAAGCTCTACTCCGCAGACTTGACAGCAGCAAGTGATATGATCTCTCACGAGCTAGGCCAAGCTGTTCTTGGAGCTATAGGGGAAGGGTTCGGGGAGGACTTAACAACACTAGATGCCCTAAGGGCGTGCGCGGAACCGTACCAGATCTGGGACCAAGGAGAACCAACACGAACGAAAACTCGTTCGGGTCTCCACATGGGCCTCGGAACAACCTGGACGGTACTTTGCATCCTCAACCTTTGGGCAGCAAGCAGAATCTCTCCCCCAGGCAAGTCATTCGCGATTTGCGGCGACGATCTCATCGGTCTATGGAACGACCAAGAGATCAAGAGCTACAACTCAATGATCAAGGTACTGGGGCTCCTTCCAAATGAACCAAAGAGCTTCATTGGAAGAAATGGAGTATTCTGCGAGCAACTAGTGCGTATAGTCCATCGGGACACAGAGGGGACCTACGCCAAATCGGAACAACTGATCCGTATCTCCGAAGCGAGCGGTGCGAGAGGGGATGTTACGGTGGAAACCCGAGAGAAACTCTCAGGCTATCTGAAAGAGAACAAAGTTCTCAGACCAATCAGACAGTTAATCCTCCGAACACTTCGACTTACCACGCCTCGAGGAGTAGGAAACGGACCAGTTGCGGCAGGAGGTAACGGATGCCTCAATAACATCTCGAAAGCAGCTTCCCTACTCGGAGCCTATCTGCAAAAGGGGCCAGCAAAGGTCGGTAGGCGGACGGCGGAGGATGTCAGAATTGTGATGACAAACATTCAATCACAATTGACAAACCAACACCGACCGAAGCATACAATCGAGTTGAAAGAGGTCTTATTACCCGTAATGAGGTCTGTGAGGGCCAAAGAGGTCATCAACGGAGAGTCAGGATCGAGACCCGAAGTTGACCGCTTTGGTAAGATGAGGCAGAGAATCTTCA